CTAAAATTTCACCCGTGTACTCTTTCCACGACTTTGAAGTGCTGTCATATTGCCACATTGTGCCACTGACAGCCTTGGCATTAATTCCGGGACAATCGCTGACGAGTACATAGACCTTACCCTCAATCGGGCTTTCAGGAGCCTCCTCACTGCCCCAAAGGGCGTAAGTCGTTGCGCCTTCTGCCGAGCACTCGCCCTCGCCGTCAATCCAGATATGGCAAGAGCCTTTGAGAGCAAGAGCATCCCATACGATTGTATGCTCACGGCTTGCCTCATGTCCGTCCACTCGTTCACTGTCTTTGTGCTCAGAAGAGTAAACGTAATGAACAAGGCGATCATAAGCGATGACAGCTGCGCTATTACTCCAGCCGAGGTAGTCAAGAGTCGGCTCGCGTTTGAACTCGAACTCGCCGAATACGGTATGAATGGCTGTTACCTGCCAACCGAGTTTGTTAGTCTTTACCGAAATCTGTACTTCGGGGTGTTTTGAAAAGTCGATGCACTGAACGCTCTCAAGGAAGTTTTTACCACAGAGCATCACCACAGACTTTGGCACATCTTCTCCGGTAAAAATCATCTTGGCAACGCTGATGAACTCCTCAAACGTCCACTTGCCTTTGTGGTCAAGGTGACGTTTAATCTGCCAGCGGACCCCCTCGGTTGTATAGACTGTCTGCTGGCCAAGCTCGGTATCAACCGTGAACTTGCTTGCGCGACTGGCCCATAGGGTGCGGTTACCCTTTGTTTTGAAGTTGCGAATCTGAGCCTCTGCGATGAGAGCCTTACTGAACGGAATACGTTTGGCAACACTCTCAAAGTAGTCCGATGTGATGCTGTTCATTCCACGCTTCTGAGCATAAATAAGCGATGGAGAAGGCACAACGAAATCGGGAAGAACTTCTTTCTGAGTCTCGAACATAGCATTAGCGAGAATAACAAGCGTTGTACCTGCCGGAATTTCGGGAACAAGACAAGAATCATCGGTTGCTTCGTTCTTGGGACCGTTGACGGCGATAGCGATAGGATTACCTGAAACCTTGTCGCGGTCGGTTATGAAAAGCATGAGGTCTTTGCCCGGAGTCTTGGTTTTGCCGTCCGAAGCATAACCGTCAACTCCTTTGACGAGAATTGTGCCATAAGGCTGAAGTAACTTCTTGTCTGCATTGTCAAGAGGGAGAACAGCAACATTTCCTGTTCCATCACCAACGGTTGCGTTGGTAACTACGTTCGGACGCGCTTGGTCAATTGCGAAATGTTGAATTTCGGGTGAATTGACCGGAACTTTCTTAGCATTGAGCATAAGCTGCATGAGAGGCGTATCATCGCTTTCAAACTTGAAAAGTTCTTTGTCAATGTCAACTTCTATAAAATTGCCTGCTCCGACACCGCCAGTAGCGGTCGCGGCCGCGCTGACGGTCGTTGCCTCGCCTGCAACCTGCGTAGGTAAGCCGGCGTGACCGGGGGAAGTGGTGGCAGGCGTTCCGCCTGTTACCACAGCATTCTGAGTGCTGATTTCTTCTGCCATGTCTTTTGAAATTAAATGATTATTTATTTGATGTGGATATTATGTTACCTGCTTTTAGCCCGCCAGTAGCATTGGATACTGCACTGACAGTTGTCACCATACCCATGCACTGGCTTTCAAGTCCGACACTACCTTTTGATGGTTTTTCGGGCTTAGTTTTCACTACTCGTACTCGTTGATGCATTTTACTGAGCCTCTGCTGCGAGGTCGAATATTGATTGATTCTTTTGAGGTGAACTTGAATGCCCTTGTCCGTTCTTGCCTCCGAGGGGTGCTGTGCCATCGCCTTTATTGCTCTTTCGCAGTTTCTCGGTTATCTTGGCGTTGCGTCCTGCCACTTCGCCCTCTTCCCCGGCGGCCGCCACATCTGCGTCATAGTTGAGTGCCTTGCAGGCCATGTTGAGAGTTTCGGTACTGAATTTGCCCATAACACCGTCACGGACTACGCCGAGCAGAAAATCTACAACTTGGTCAATCTGCTCATCGCTCATGCCTCGCTCGGCCTGGAACTGACGGAGAGTATCAAGCGTATTGTCCATGTTCTTCTCATACTCTTCATCAAGTTTCTTAGAGTTGGCTATGCGCTCAACATACTCCTTGTTTGCTTCGGCTATCCTATCCTGCATTTCGGGGTCGTCAAGAACGTCCTTGATTTCTACGCCGAAGTTGCGGACAAGACCGAGGACGGGGTCGTTGCCGTTGTGCATATCGGTTAGGAACTGCGCACTGCGAGGGTCGGCCGCAAACATATCTGACAGCGATTTCTCCCTGCCTCTTAATCCCTCCAGTTCTGCCTCGTAAGTATCGTAATCATCGGAAATCTGTCCATAGATTTCCTCATCGTCCTCGAATTTCTTGTCGGGGTATTTACTACGCAGGCGGTCAAGATGTTGGTCGCGTCTGCTCTTAACTTCGTTATTATCAGCCATTACTTTGAAAATCTTATGGTTGTGTCAATCTTATGCGCAAAAGTAAGGTTATAAATTCGTGGGCGACTTTTAAGTTTTGTGACGTGAATTGGGTAACTTTGCAAGTACCTTTCAATCAATATCGCAATGGAATAGATGGCAAAACATTTCGGCTCAATAATGGATTTTACACGAGAGCGCAACGATGACCTTATGCGTGCGTATCGTGAGCAGCTTGCATTGGCTAACTACATTATCATGCCCGAAATTTTTGAAAAAGTGGCTGAATCTCCGGCCAAACGCTTTTGGGTTTCCGAAGAACGTGCCGCCGTTGAGGTATCGCGTATGTTGGTTGGAAAGCCATTCTCACGTATGCGCCCGAATAAACGTGAGATGTTTGAAGAGATATTTCGCAGATATATTGCTCTACGCGACTTACACCCGGATAAATCACTTTTTGTTTTGGTGTCTGATATTGTTCGTCAGCCTGCACCGAAATTTTATCTCACACCTCGTACTGTTGGAGAATTTATATATCGTATTAAGAATGGTTGGTATGACAAGCAGTTTGACCGATATAGAAAAGATATTGACGGAGAACGACCGCAGGAATGAGGTGATGTATGCGCCGTTCAACCCGATAACTGGGGAAGGGTCTATTGGAGAGAGGGTGCAGGTATATATCTCCGATTTCGCTATACCTGTTCAGTGGTTGCCTGCCGAGATGATGGCAATCCCTTTTGTCGGCAAACTTATCAAGGCCGGATCTATTGATAAATTCCTTTCCGATGTCATGCACGTTGAGCCTAACGACATCGACCATGACAAGGTTGCAGAAAAATTTATCCGCTTACGCTATCGTCATGACTTTCCGTTTTGGGCAGCTACACTTGTGTGGATACACAACAAGGACGCAGGCGCGGACGTGCTTTTTCGCCTGCGCTATCCTCAACGCATACTGGTATCACGCTTTGAAGAGAAGCGAAAGGCGGGTCTGCCGATACGTCTTATCCTGCTGAAAGCACGTCAGTGGGGCGGCTCCACTACGACCCAGTTGTATATGGCTTGGTTGCAGTTCTTTCACAAACGTGGTCTCAATTCACTTATCATCGCCCATCAAGGCACGGCTTCCGATGAAATCAAGGATATGTTCGACACGATGATTAAGGAATATCCTATTGAATTGCTCTATGACATGGGAGAAACCTACAATGAGAATGAGCCTAAAATGGTCGGGGTCGGTAAATCCGGCTCCACATCGCGCGTGCCTCAGCGCAACTGCAAGATTAAAATTGGTACAGCAGAGCGTCCTGATGGTTGTCGTGGCGGTGCGTACTCTCTTGTACACCTCTCCGAAGTCGGTATATGGAAAAAGACTGACGGCAAGTCGCCCGAAGATATTGTGCGTTCTGCATGTTCGGGTATTCTCCTGCGTCCGCTTACCATGATTGTAATGGAATCAACGGCAAACGGAACCGGTAATTTCTTCCACACTGAATATTCTGCGGCCGCTGACCCCGATATACCCTCGCAGTTTGAAGCGTTGTTTATTTCATGGTTTCAGATTGAGCAGTATTCTCTGCCTTTTGACAGCGGCGAGGCTCTGCGTGACTTTGCCCGGTGGCTCTACGAAAATCGGGAGAACGACAATGTACTATCCACACGCGAGGAATGCGGTAAGTATCTTTGGTGGCTGTGGGAGAAAGGTGCATCACTGGAAGCAATCAACTGGTACATCAAGGAGCGTAGCGGTAAGAACGACCACGGCGTTATGGCTTCCGAGTTTCCCTCTGATGATGTTGAGGCGTTTGTTCATTCCGGCACAATGGTGTTTGACAAATACCACGTTGAAGAATTTGACAAGGCGTGCCGTCCGCCTCGTTTTATCGGTGATGTGTATGCCGATGGAGACGAGGGAGAATCGGCTCTTGAAAATCTGCGTTTCCATGAGGACAGGCAAGGGCAGTTGTGGATATGGGCGAAACCCGAAGAAGATGATGATGTTGAGATTACTGACCGCTATCTGACTGTCGTTGACGTGGGCGGTCGCTCGTCTAAAGCCGACTGGTCGGTTATCCTTGTTATTGACCGCTTGAATATGATTGAGGGTGGTCGCCCGGCTGTGGTCGCTCAATGGTATGGGCATTGCGATATTGACCGCCTCGCGTGGAAAGCTGCACAGGTGGCGGCTTATTATAACAACTCCTTGCTGGTTATAGAGAGCAACACTCTTGAGACACATGACCGCGAAAGGCAAGTAGAGGGTGGCGACCAGTCGCAATATATCCTCAATCAGATTTCAACCATATATCCAAACCTCTACGCACGCCGTCAGTCTGAGGACGAGATAAGGCAGGGAATTCCGCGTAAATACGGCTTCCACACCAACATCGCCACAAAGCCGATGATTATATCAACGCTTGTCAAGGTCATACGAGAACATCTGTACACAGAGCGCGATAAGCGTTGTCTCGCTGAGTATCTTACATATGAACGCAAGCCCAATGGGGCGTATGGTGCGATTGTTGGCAAGCACGATGACTTGCTGATGACACGCGCTATCGGTATGCACATCTGCTTCTATGAGATGGAGATTCCACGGATTATCCCCAAAAAGCTGGAACAGGCGAGAAAAAGAAAAGGCCCCGTTTCCGAGGCCGTTTTCTGATTGTATAGTTATGCTGCCATCAACATCTGATGTGCCTTTTGGGCTGCCTGCATATTTGCTCCCTGCTGGACCTGTTGTGCAAGTTCGGGCGATAGACCGTCCGGCATCTGGCCTTTCTCCAGTTGTTCACGCTGGCTCTTGATACTTTGCAGGAGTTTATCGGCAAATGGGAAGTCGCCGTGTTCAAGCAATTGCTCCACTGAGATTGCCTGCACCTCAAACAGTTTCATCAGAATATCGTTCGCAATCGCGCGATACGCCGGGGTTGACGTGCTTTCAACGATTGACAGGTCAAACTCAACGTCACGGATTTTGCGTGGGTCGTACTCAACGATTGCCGAGTTCTTGCCTGCGATGTTAAATACTCGCGGTGTATCATAAAACTGCTGTATGTTTTTGACATCCTTTGTCGCGCCATCTCTGATGAACGAAGAGAACGTATCGAGCAGGTCAAGCAACGAGGTTGTTG